GTATGATTCCGCCGCCACCACGCGCGTGCCACCAGGCCCCCACTGGCCAAGCGTCCTGTGGTTCCGTCCCGACAGCGTGGCCGCATAGCAGTTGCGGCAGCCCTCGCTGACCTTGGTGCAACCACGCCAGGGGTTGAAGGTGTAGTCCGTCCACTCGATCTTGCTTTCCGTTGTCGTGCTCATCCCATCCATCCTTTCTGGTCCAGCCACGCCTTCGCAAGCGTCCACGCTGCCCGGTTTTCTTCCTCGGTTGGTCCGTTGTCGCCGATCCTGCTCGGATGCAGGGCGGCGAAGACGGTTTTCTCGGCTTGGTAGAGTTTCCATCCTCGGTCGATTTCCTGTTTGAGTTCCTTTTCGTTCACGCCGCACTCCCTTTCCGTTGCTGTTGCTTCTTTCGCCTTTCGTTCCGGGCCGCAAGCCGACGCTGGTATCGTTCCGGGTCGTTCTTCAACTTGGCGTAGTACCGCTGATAGACCGGGCGTCGCTTCGCGCTGTTTTTGACAACCGCAGCCCGTTGTTCCGGCGTCATCAACCCAGCGGTTGCGAAGGTCCGGTAGTAGGCGTTCTCCTCCGCGGCATCCCGGTCGATCTGTTCGCCGGTGGCCCACAGCGTCACCTCGGATTCTTCTTCGCGTCTCACCTTCACGGGTGCGTTTTCGTTCCGCATCCATTCGATTCGCACTTTGCCCGTGCCGGTGTAGCCCTTGCACAGGCCGAGACAGTGGCCTTGCTTCCGGTCGAAAAATCGAACGATGTCGTTCTTGCTAAATTTGGTCATCTTGTTGCACTCCTTCGCCGCTGGATCAGCCGGCCCTCTGCTGCGCCCGTCGCTTCGCCTGCTCCGCGATGGAAGTGAAGCAGTCCGCTTCCGCCTGCGGCGCCCGCCCAGTCGCTCGGATGCGTTGGAGATTGCGGGCCTCCCTCTTCCTCCTGCGGATCTCCGCGACCTCGGCGGCCAGGTGGCACTTGAGGTCGGCCGCGAAGCGGAACCCCTTGATCGCCTCCGGCCTGCCCATCGAATGCAGGATCTCGGCCAGCTCGCGGTCCGTCACATCCTCCTCGCCGCGGAAGGCCAGCACCAGGGCTGCCAGCGGCATCTTGCCCGGGTAGAGGTCCTGATTCATCGCCCACAGCCGCAGCAACGGCTCGCCGAGGATCGGCGGCATCGCCGCGAACGGGTCAGCCGACGAGGGCGAGACCGGGCCGCCCGTTTTCACTTCCCGCATGCTCCACTTCCTTTCTTGCCGCCATCGCGGCGATCGATTCGAGGACGTAGGCGTCCTGGGCCTCGCCGCGCGTGATGTGTCTGCCACGCGGCGGACCGTCCGCCCGTTGCGATTCGTTGCGTCGGTCGATCTCGACCTCGACAAACGTTTTGACGCGAAGCCATCCGCGTTCGATGGAATGCTCAAGGCACTGCACCGCCTTGTCGGGCTCAAACGTCAGACGAGCCAGCAGGCGGCGGGCCTGGGCCTGCGTCAGCGGCCTGCCTTTGCCGTTGACGTGCGAGAGATATTCTTCCCACGCCGCCGCGAATCCAGCCACGCTGTCCAGCGGCGGCGGAATCGGCGGATTGTCAGCCATTGCCCAAACCGTTTGGCCGTATTCCGGCGGCGGCGTCCCCAAAACACCCACTTTTTTCGACGTCGAACTATCAGAAAACTCTTCTGTATTTGGTTCTGATTCTGGTGATGGTGATGAAGAGCATCGTTTCGGCATCGCTTCCGCATCCGTTTCGCATATGCGTTGGTTATGCGTTCGCATTGCGTTCGCATCCGTTTCGGATGTCCTCCAGCGTGCGTCCGCACTGCGTCTCGCCGCCGCCTTCCTCTCGTTGGCCCGGTTCAGTTCGGCGTCGATCCGCTTGTGGTGGAGCATCCCGTTTTCCCTTCGGAAGAAGGCAAGGACGGTGTCCCGGCTGCGCTTCCATTGCCCTGCCGTCATGCGGCATGTGGCGGCCAGGCGTTTCTCATCGGCGTCCAATGGGCCGCCGTTTCGCCAGTAGGAGGCGATCAGCAGGAGGTAAGCGCCGTGCTGCTCGGTCGTCAGATGCGTGGTGTCGGCGAGGTAATCGCCGATCCACCACGGCATATACGCGTCCACTTTGTCCTTGTTCTTCGCCATCTTCCTTCCCGCCTCTTGGTGTCGATCCTTGGCTTGCCGCCCTTCGTTTACGCCAGGACCCCTTCCAGGTCCGCGTTCAATTCCTTGCCCTTCAGTTCCGAAACCTTCTTGACCCCGTGCAGGTGGAGGAAGTCGCGGATCTCGTCTGCCCCCGCCAGCTCGATCGGGCGCCGCGGCCGGTCCTCCAGGTACACAAAGCACTCGTGGTTGCCGCTCGCGTTCAGGCGGGGGGCAAGGTATTCGGCCTTAACGATCCTCATGCGTTGCTCCTTTTTCGAACGTGGCGTCGTCCGGGTGCCACAGTCCCATCCCTCTAGCGGCCCGCGACCGCAGGGCCTCGATCTTCTCCGGGCTTCCTGGCAACGCTTTGGTTGGCTCGTCCGGCGGGAGGACCGCATCGATGCTCGTTCCGTGGCCGTGCTGGCAGAACTTGCTGGCAACCTCGTGGCGGTCCTTCACGCCTGGGTGGTAGTAGCAGCCCCAACAAAGCCCACGAGGCCGCGAGACCCGCTTGATTCCACAGTTCGAACACATCGCCGCCATCATGTCTCCAGGATCTCGATTCCGTATTGCGCCTTGATCCACTTCCGCTTGAGCCGGTACATCGCGGTCCGCATCCCTTTGCAGTCCTCGATCACCTGCCGGCCGCCGCGGACGTAGACAAAATCCGCGACGTACCTGGCGACAATCACCCCTCCGGCTTTCAGCGGGATCCTTACCTGCAGGCGGAGGCCGGATATTCGTCCGGCCCTTTGGTCTCCCCTTAGGGCCTCGTAGCGGGCCGCCTCCCGCTTCGAGTCGAACGTGCGGCCGTCCACGACGGTCTTCACGTTGCGGAACTTAGGCCGCTTTCCTCTTCCGCTTGGGCTTCCCGTCGGCCTTCCGCACGGCTTCATCGGCGGCGAACTCGGCTTCAATGTCGCGGCCTTGGACGACAGGATCGGCTTCGCCGGAGTCACTCTGCTCGCCATCGCCAGCACCTTCGCTTCCAGTTCCGGCGGCAGATTCATTCCCATTGCCGACCCCCATTTCCTTGGCGAACTCCACCGCGCCGCCGTCGTTCCACCACTTCCAGAACAGCAGCTCCGCCTCCTGCCACCGGTCGAACCCCTTGTCGCCGAGGCCCTTGAAATCCTTCAGCGTGCGGGCATAGCTTGGGTTGGCGGGGTTGGGGGTGATGAACTTCGACACGTCGCCCAGGACGAGGATCGGGTGTGTGCCGTGCTCCTTCGTCTCGCCGCCGTTGAGCTTCTCCACATCCTTGGCGGTGAGGCCCCAGCGCCCCCAGCGGTCGAACGTGATCGGGTACTTCTCGTAGAGTTGGCCGAGCGCCGATCCGTCGTTGGTGAACTCCGAAGGGTCCGCTGGATCGTGGTCGCCGGAATCGTCGTCCCCCTCGAACGGAATCTCCTGCTGGACCTTGGGCGGTGCCTTGCCGCGTTGGTCCTTCCGCTCCCGGATCAGTTTCCGCAGGGATAGCTCGGCCGCTTCGAATTCCTTCTTCGCTTCCGAGGCCGCGGAATGCTTGGCCTTCCACTCGGCTTCGAGTTCCGCGACGATGACTTCCTTGGCATTGACCTGCTCGACGGTCGCCGCGTCGTAGATCGCGATTTGCTCCGGGCTGCCGTAATCGATCTCGGCCGTTTCATCGGTGTCAGGTTCCGACCCGGCCGCGGCGGCGTCCGCTTCGGATTCCTGCTCCAGGACCTTTTCGAGGTCCGGTTCGATCACTTCCTGCTCTTCCATTTTCCTCGCCATGCTGCTTGCTCCTTGGTGTGATGGTCGTTCACGCGAACTTGTGGAACTCCGCCTCCGATGGCGGGACCGCCAACTCCTCGATCAGCCTCCGGCCGGCCGCTACCTGGACCGCGTAGGGGACGCATCGCCGTTCATCCGCCGACAGCCTCTGGATGGCCATCGCCTCGGCGAAGGTCAGCGGGCGGTTCCGCATCGCGTCGTAGTCCGGCTTCGTTTCGAACAGGTTCATTTCTTCTCTGCCCGCTTCGCCAAGATTTCCCGCATTACGTCGATGCGTTCGGCCATCTTCCCGATCATTTCGCGCTGGGCCTGGATGATGGCCGCCGCTTGCATCACGAGGTTGTCGGGCACGCCTCGGCGGGCAACTGCCCGTAGCCATTCGTCCGGGTTCATGCGGCGGCTCCCGTTTGGTTCCCGTTGATGCAATGGGTGCAGACGCCCGCGGCGTTGTGGGTCCGCCGCCAGCAGTACCGGCAGGTTGGCGCGGAGTCCGCGAATGCCGCGTCGCAGAATCCGCAGCATCCCGTCTCCATGAGCACCGATGAATCGAACAGCCGCCCGCAGCGCGGGCAAGGCCGGTCATGGGCACGCTGGCAATCGGCCTTCTTCCGGTCGGTCTTCATTTGGTGGACTCCGAGAGGATCCAAACCCCGCACCCCTCGCGACGGACCTTGTCGCCCGCCGCGCGGATCTTGCCTTGATCCGCCAGTTCCGTGAACCGGGCGGAAAAATGGTTCATGCCCTTCGGCTTCGCACCGGTGGGGAGGCGGTGGAGGTTGAACCACTCCATGAACTCGCGGCAGGTCATCCCGGTGGGGCCGGCGATGGCGAGCCGTTCCAGGATCATCTGGTAATGCCAGCGGGCGACTCGCGCCGTCTTCTCGTGAGCGTCGTTGCTCGCATCGTTGCCGCCATGCTTCCGGCGTGTCGTGTCCGGCATGACCGAGGCGAACAGCCCGCCCAACTCGGCGGATGGCAGCAGGTGCTTGGAGCCAATGTCGGCGGTGTTTAATGGCACGGGGCACCTCCGTTCGCCTTGTGCTTTTTCAGCAGGCCGCGAAGGGCCGCAATGGATCTCCTAAGACGTTTGACTTCGGCTTTCTCGCGCTCATAAAACCGCTTGTAAGTGTCGCAGTCGTTTTGCAAGGCGACATAGTTTTTCGCCATTGCCTCGGATGCGTCGGCGATGCGTAGCAGGCAACCCGTATAGATCTGCTCCAAGGAAAGCGGCAAATCGGCTTCATACGCCAGCCTTGTTTGGGATCGTATGTTCACTTTTGGCACGATACACCTCCGTTCGCCGGCAGCCGGCCGGCCGTGATTTTCGGCCGCTCGTCGTCCAGGCGGGCAACCGATGCGGATTGAAGGAACGACTCGGCCACCCTGTCCGACTCGCTTGTGGTGATGGCCAGCGTGTGCGAATGCGTGTCGTATTGGATGATGACGTAGACCGCCCCGGCGACGGGCCTGGTGGCGATGCGGACCGCGCCGATGGGCAACGGGCGGATGCGGAACGATAGGCTTTCCAAAAAGTCCGCGATGCGCTTTCTCATGGTGCCTGCCTCTTGATGGTTCAAAACCCGGCCGCCGCAAGATACGAACGGCGGGCCGGGGTGCGGCGATGTTGCCGCGAAAGCGGACGCCGGGAATCGAACCCGGAGGCGGGGGAATGAGCCCCGCCCGTCACCTGACCGTCCGCACATGGGCGTCCGTGCCCTGCGCGTCACATCCTCGACGCGTCCTTCTCCCGCCGGCCCGCGTCCATGCCGGGCAACGTCCCGCCCTTGCCGGCGGAGAGTTCCTTTTCGATCTTTTCGAGTTCCTTCCTGGCGTCGGGCTTGTCGCCCGCGCCCGTCGCGTTCTGCAATCGGTCGGCAAGTTGTTCGGCCTGGCTCTTGGGCGTGACGTCGATGGTCTCGTGCTCGACCGAGGCGGCGAAGATGAAGGACAGGTCCGAACCGTTGCCGCTGTCGGTCTCGGCCATTTCATCTACGTGAACGGCGGTCTGCACCTCGGCGGACATGGGCAGGGCCTTGCAAAGCATCCGGATGCAGGTCTTCATCGCCATCGCGTCGAAGTGTTGGTCCCAGGGTCCGCCGGATTTCATCATCGCGAACTTGCGGCGATGCTCGACCGCCTCGAAGTAGGACAGGTAGAAGAAGGTCGCCCCCGACTTCGTTTGGCAGGTCGCGTAGTAGCCGACCGCCCTGCGCTTCTGGACGTCCTCCAGGCTTGTGTAGACCTTGGGCTTGTGGTCGATCTTCGGGTTCGACCCATACTCCATTTGGAAGGCGTCCGAATCGTAGACCGTGCGGGCGGAGATCACGCCGACCTGGCCCGAGCGGTTGACCAGTTGGACCAAGCCCTTGTAGCCGACGATCAGGTTCGCCTGCCCCTTGAACGGGATCAGGTACGCCTGGCCGAGAGCCCCGCCGAGTTGCAATCCCATCTGGCCGCATTGGATGACCGCCCCGAACAGGCTGGCCGGGGTGCATTCGAGGAGCTTCGGAGTCTTCGTGCATTCGGTGTACAAGGCCCGAAGCATCGGCGTTGCCTGCCCTCGCATGAAGGCGGGCAAGGCATCGTTGACGCTGGCGGCGATGCCGGCGCCCATCCGCTTGATGACGTCCAAGGACTGCTTCTTCTGGTAGTCCTCTGGCTTGAAATTCACGGCCACAGCCGTCGTCGTTGTCCCGCTCATTTCCTCCGTCCTTTCGCTTTGATTTCGGTGATTCGGATGCCGGAAAATCCCTTGCGTTCAACGGTGAACGTCGAAGGAGAAACCCACGATTGCTTGACTTGAAAGCGGCCGGCGATTCCAACTTGGGCGTCGCCCATCCTCGCCTTGATTTCCTTGGTGGCCGCCTCGTATGCCTCTTCGGCTTCCTTGCGGATCAGCGAAAGCTGCTGACGCTTGGCCACGATTTCCTCAAAGTCGTCGCCCAGGTCGATCCCCTTGCCAGCGGCTGGGATGGTGGCCCCGACCTCGCCGCCCCAACGCTCGGCGAACCCGGAGGGCAGAGGCTGGCCGGCCTTGACGCAGGCCCAGAACTCCTTCGCCGCTTCGACGATCAGTTCCCAAAGGGTCGGGTTGAACATCACCCGGAAGACGCGGAAGTCCCACTCGCACACGCCGAGGCAGGCGACATCGGCGAAGAGGGCCTTGGACAGCGCACACTGTTGGGTAACTTGGATCAGGAACCGCAGCGGCACGGCGTCCGATCCGTTCTCGCCGTATTCGTCGCCGTAGTAGTCGATGGTCTTTAGCTCGACCGGGGCCCCGTCTTCCATCCGGTTGCGGTCGGGCGTGGCGGCGAGGAACCCGGTCCGCTTGTCCAGCAGCCACTCCGGCTCGGACAGTTCGACGCCGGTCGCCTCGGTGTACATCGTGGAGAGCGTCGGCTCCAGCGCGAGGCCGCGAAGCAATCGACCGGTGGCCGGCCGCTCCTCGTGGCGTTCGACCTTCTCTCGCCACAAGTCCTCGACCGACTTGAAGCCTTCGCCGAAGAGGCAAGGCGTGTCGGACGCGCCCAGGAATTCCCAGCGGGGACGTTGCCATTTCACTTGGCACCGCCTTCCGCCTTGGCGATGGCGGCCTTGCGGCCCTCGATCCATTCCGGGCTTGGCTGAATCAGTTCAGTCGGGTTGCCGCCGGTCTGGCTTCGAAGCCCGCAAATTTTCATGGCTTCTTCAAGCGTGTACCGCCCCGCCGATTCGATTTCGGTGAAGTATTGGCGTCGGTTCGGCCCCCACCATGCGGCGTGCTCGTTGGACCAAACCAGCCAATGCTCGCCCGTCAACAGGTTCCGCATGTCAGGCGCGGCGGTGATCAGGTTGCCGATCTCTTTCCCGCCAACGCTTTCGCAAATCAGGTATCCGCCGCAGTAGTGCGGTTTGCTCTCTTCGTCCGATCCCCACGCGCCTTGCGGAACGGGGCTGTAGACGAAGCCGGCTGTCGGGTTGTAGTGCCAGTCCTTGTAGTCCCTCACGCCGCCACCGCCCTTCCCATCGCTTCCACCCGCGAGGCGAAGCAGCGGGCGGCGTCCTCGGTGTCGATGGACTCGTGCGAGCGAACGGTGTAATCACGCTCGAAAGCCGAGAGCGTGAAGTGATCCTTGAACGCCGTGCAATCGACATCGGCGTCGATGCCCATGCCGTCCAGCACCAGCTCGACCATCCTGGCTGCCGCTTCGCCGATGATCGCGTTGGCCCGCTTGCTTCCTTGGCGGGCCGATGGCGGGATGTAGATGTTGGCCGGGTTCATGCCGTCACCTTTCCTTGATCCTTGGTCGGGAAAAGGCGGTCGAATTGCTTGGCCAGATATTCGACTTCCAGTTTCTGGAACGGGCGCACGTTTTCCGGAAACCTCGGATCGGACTCGCCGAGCCGCTCCAGTTCGAGGCGAAGCGTGTCTCGGAACCACTCGATCTTGTTGGCAGTCGTCATTGATTCCCCCTTCGTTAAAGCGCGGCCAATGCCGCTGGTTGAATGGTCTCGGATTTGGTCGCGGGCAGTTCGGCCTCGGCCGCTTTGATCGAAACATGGGAGGCCCACGACTCCCGGAAGATGGCTTCGAGCTGGTCGCGGTGGCGATTGATCAACCGCCCCAGCGTCACGTTGTGCAGGCACTTGGCCCAGACGTAGGATTCCGTGTCTGTCGTGCCGATCCGTGCGTCGATGCTGGGCGGGTTGTCCTTGTTCATGAAAACCGAAACGACCCAGCAATCGTCCCGCAGCGGAAACTCCGCTTGCAGCAGGTTTTCGAGGACGCAATCCAACGCCTTGGACGGCGTCAAATCGCCCCACTCTCTCGCGTATTCGCGTAGGTCCGTCATCACATCCGCCTCTCCTCTCACATGTCCACATGCCCGAGCTTCAGCGGGTCCACCGTGGGCCTCGCTGGCTTGATTTCTTCCCGAACGATTTCGACTTCCCGCGGGGCCTCGATGCCCAGGCGGATCTTGCCGCGGTTGATCTCGACAACCGTGATGCAGATGTCCTTGCCGATGAAGATCCGCTGCGAAGGTTTCCTTGAGATCACAAGCATGGTGCCCTCCTTGGTGGGTCATTCCTCGTCGCCCGCATTGCCGCGCAATTGCTGGGCGACGTAGTACGTCGCGCCTCCGTCCGCGTTCAAGCGGTCGGCTTCCTTCCTGGCGAGTTCGATTGTCATGGGCTTCGGCGAGATCAGTTCGTCCTCGCCTTGATCGGGCAGCGATTTGTAAACCGCGAAGATCGCTTGGCCCGCCGTCGAAACTTGCTTGGGCCCCGGCTTCCTGGTTTGGCAATCAGGCACATTGACGCCGACGCCGACATTGTTCTGGATCAGCGGCGCGGGCGCATGCGTCGGGCGGATAATGTCCAGCACCAGTCGGGCGGCCTTGATGTCGCCCCGCTTGGCCTTGTCCACCATCGACTTCATGATCTCTGTGACGTCCCGCTCGCTGATGCCACCGTAAACCGCCAGTTGCAGTTCCTCCTGCACCTCCGCAAGGGCGGCGCGGGAAGGCGGAGGGGCGGATTTGCGGTATTCACTGATTGGCCGAGGCATGGCTCCTCCTCTTCTGGATCAGCAGGATCGCGGCGAGGCCGAGGACATAGGCGGTCAATGGGCCGACGCGAACCTTGCGGGCAAGGCCGAGGGAGCAGAGTTCGCGGAGGTTTTTTGCGACGGTTATCGGGCTGGATTTCGTCTTGGATTCGAACTCGGAGGCCAGCATCGGGGCGGCGGCGGTGGCGAGCGCGTTCATCGTCGCAACCTGCGACGGCTTCAATGTCTCGGGCCAACCGCTCTCGCGGGCATAGTCCTCGGCAACCTTCCGCCGCGCTTCCGCCAATCGGGCCAGCCGTTCGGGATCAATCGCCTTTTGCTTCTCCTGGACCGGCCGAGGGAAATGCTGGATCACATCGCCGAGGTAGACGTAATGGCCCGAACGCGATGGGATGTTGCAGGAATCCCCATGATCGAGGTCGCCGTACGGATAGAAAAGCCCGCCGCCATGCTCGCCGCCAACGATGGGGATCCAAGTCCGCGTGTTTTCGAGCAGGATGGTACGCATCGCCCTTCGCCCGCAAAAACATGCGGCCCTTCCGGTCGGTGCCCGCCTCTCCCAAGAGGCACCGAAGAGCGGGAGAACCCGCAGAATCCGGAAGGGCCGCAAAGCCCGTGTAATCGCTGAAATTGCCGGAAAACCTAGGAGAGGCAAATCCGGCATGGCTTTTCCCATTTGCCATCGGGAGCCGCCAGTTTGGTCCCACGCTCCTCCTTGAGGTCGGGTAGGATTGACTGGCGGCCCCGATGGCCTCGTTCCCCCGGCTTGCTAAACAGGAGGGACGATGCAATAATACACTTATGTATTAGCTAGTCAATACATTTCTGTATTTTTCTTGGGGGTCGAATTGGCAGCACTTGTCCGCGAACGACGGAACCTGTTCGTGCCACGCATCTTTCGAGGATCGCGGGTGCGTTCGGTGCGTGAATCGAAGGGCCTTTCGCCGACTGAATTGGCGAAAAGGATCGGCTCCACCCAGCCGACCATTTGGCGGATCGAATCGGAGAAGAACAAGCCGGATGGTGACACCATCGGCAAGCTGGCAGACGCCCTCGGCGTCTCCACCGAGGACTTCTACGATCACTTGCCGGACCACCTCCCCGACTCCACCCCGTCCGATGGCGGGAATGGCTGACGCTGCGCCCACCGATGACCCCGCCGGCGAATAACCCGTTTCCCATCACTTCCTCCTCCTCTCCGCGATCATCATTTCCACCAGCCGCTTGGCCTCCTCCTCGCGCCGATGCGACGGCGGCGAAACGACCGCCGGACGATGCCTGCACCTCTCCTCGTAGGCACGCAGCGATTCCTCGCTGACCCGCCAGAGGTGGCCGACCCGCAGAGCCTCGAGCGCCCCGCTGGCACACAGCCTTCCGGCCGTCCGGCAGCACACGTTGAGGCGTCTGGCCACGTCGCTCGTTTTCAGGAGCCGCGATTGCATGCGGGCATTGTCGATGGGGCCGAATCCGATCCGAAACCGAATCCAAACCAATCCGCGACCGACATGTCGATGGGCCGGGCGCGCAAGTTTTCCTTGGGTTTTCTTGGGCTTGACGGGCGAAGTCCGACGGGGATCGGGTGGGCGTCGGGCGCGGGAATCAAATCGCCAGCTTGGAACCGTTCGGCTCGACCGACACGACCACGCCGCGCTTCTTCAGGCTGTTCAGCAGCGTGGACAACTTCGACCGCTCGATTCCCGTGGCCTCGACGAGTTGCGGGACCTGGAGCGCCTTGCCGCCGGCCGCCTTCAGGGCGTTGATGATCTCCTGTTGGTCATCGCAGTAGAGCGAGATGCGGGGATCGGGCGCGGGGACGTATTCGATCCAAGGCGGCTCGACCGTGGCGACGCGCTCGTTCGCCACCTCGATCTTCAGGTCGAGATCCGAATCGTAGACCCGGACCGTGATGTTGTCGGTGCGACGGCCGCCGAGGACGACCGCCATTTCGCGGGCGATCCAGAGCATGGCCTTGTGGAGGTTGAGCGGGGGCATGGTCGTTGGTGCCTTGACGTGGTGAAGACTCAACGCCATTCCACCGCGCGGGGCAGGCCTGGGCAATCGCGGGCGGTTGAGTTATCCGGGATTTCCGGATAGCTGCGGGCGGAATTGGACATTGTTGGACGCCGATCAGCTTAGCTCCAAACTATTTTCACCCCGCCCGCCGTCGCTCGATCTCGCCCGCCGACCTGGTGTACCTGTCGAGCAGCGACTTCCCGACATGCCCGAGCATCCGGACCGCCGCATCGTCGCCGTACATGATCCTGGCCTCGGTCGCCGCGGCATGGCGGAGCTGGTACGGTTGCCACGGTTCGACCCCCGCCGCCTTGCAGGCTTTCCGCAGGGCGATCCAGTATCCGGACGGGCCGATCTCCCAGAGCTTCCCGCGCCGCATGCGGGGCCGCAGGATCTCGTGGATCGCCTCGGGCAGGAGGATGTATTTCGGCTTCCCCCTCCACGCGTTCTTGTGCTTCTTCGGCGCGTAGACCCAGCGGGCACCGATCAGAATCTCGTCGGCGTGCATCGCCAGGAGCTCGCCCGTCCGCATCCCGGTCGCGAGCTGGACGCGCAGCATGTCGGCGATGTCCGACCGCAGCTTGGCCAGCGTTGCCGCCACCGATTCCTCGGGGACCGCCGTTCGGGGCGGCGATTCCCGGCCCCCGATCCGCTTGCACTCGCGCACGGCCAGCGTCACCCGTGCGGCCGCCTCGGCCGAAACGCGGTCCCGCAGGGCGAGCCATCTCCAACAGTGGCGGATCGACCCGAGCAGCTTGGCCACGTACTGGCGGGAGAGCGTCTTTTTCGGGTCCTGCATCGAAGGCCGGCGGAGCATCTCCTTGGTCCAGCGTTCGAGATCGGCGAAGCGCAGGGCCTCGGCGGGCAGGCCGGGGAACAAATCGTACAGGGAGGTGAGGGCGAGGGAATTGCGGTGGAACTCCTGCTGCCGCCAGCGGTCGCCCTCGGATCGGAGGAACAGGGCGGCCCCCTCGGCGATCGTGATTCCGCTTGGCGCTACGTCCGGCGTAGCGCTCGCCTCGTCGCGCGTAGCGCGGGCCAGCATGGCGGCGCGGTGGCGATGCTCCGCGACCGCCTTGTCTTTGCCGAGCAGGTGGCGGCGGCCGGCGGTGAAGTAGTACCACTGGCCCGAGGTCGAGTGGAAACGAAGGGGCGGGACGGCGTTGCGGGGTCGGGACACGATGCGGCCTCCATGCCGAATTACTGGGTCTCCGGACCCAATAACCGGCATTTCGGAACCGCGCCCGCGTCGTGCGGGGACCGGGCTTTCGCCCTAGGATTCCTTGCGTTTTTGAGCGAATGGAAGCGGTGGGAATCGAACCCACGACCCACGGATTAAAAGGCCACGCCGGGACCGTGTTTTTCTTGGGTTTCCTTGATTTCCCACCCAACAATCGCGACAAGAGCGCATCGGTTATCGGGTCCAACCGGGTGCGATTCTGGCGCAAGATGGTTGGGCAGTCAACCCCGATTTGCCCGGGCCGAATGGTTGTGGTGATGGAGGCGTTGTCATTTTTCCCTCCGGGGTGCCGCCGACTCAAAACGGCGGGCCCGGATTCGCTCTTCCCCCGCCAGGCACAGTGCCCGACGTATGGCGGGGTCGCATCAATGTTGGCCGGATGACGCCCCGGCCGGCGAGATAGATCACCCCCTATCTATGGGCTGCACTCCGGCGTAACGGAGTTCTCATCGGTTCCGGCATTCGCCCTACGACGCTAAGCGGGCCACGATCACCGCGAACGCGGCGAGGCAGGCCAGCAGCCAAGCGAACTCGATCAGCTTCACGCCTCGCCTCCATCCACCACCAGCGGCGTGTCCTCTTCGTCGTCGTCGTCCGGCAACTCAAGAACGCATCCGCCGTCCGCCTTGCATTCGCCTGTCTGCGCAATGGGGCGGTCGGCTTCGTTCCTGTTTGCCAAAATTATCCCGGATTGCTTTTCGGCGAACTCGAACAGCTCGTTTTCCCGCCGCCACTCGACGTTACTCGGCAGGTCCCAAATGCCGCGAAGGAATTTCAAACGAGCCAGTGTCTCTTGAACGGTTGCTCGTTCTTCGTGTCGGAACTCCGGCAACGGGAACGGATCGACCTCGAATTGGTAGAGCGATGGAAACGTCACGCCTCACCTCTCAATTCCGAGTAGCCTTGTATATTCGGTGTACGCGATCCGATGGGCCTCCGCCTGACCGTAGACCTCGTCTCCCCGCCTCCACGTTGGCGGCGATCCTTCCGGCCTGCTCGCGATCCGGAATCCGAACGCGCGAAGACCTGCGTCCGTCGGTCTGTAGACTGGCGTTGGCTTTTTCTTCGGCTGTGGTTCGGGATCGGCCTTTGCCTGCGGCTGCCGCTTCCTGCCGAATCCGGGGTCGTCACAGACTGCACCCATGCCGATCCTCCTCACCTCGAATCCTGTCCGCCAACATCTCCAGCCAACCGCCAACGTAGGACAGGGCAAAGCCGGCGAGACCGAACGGCAAGGCGATGGCAGCGCGGATCACTTCGCCCACCTCCGGCGCCCGCCTCCGAGATTGTCGTAAGCCATCACCGGCGGCGAAGTGCTGCCGAGCTGCTTGTCCTGCCCACGGCGGGCCGCTTCCGCGCGGCAGGCCAGGATCCACACGATGCCCTCGGCGTTCTCGGGGATGTACAGGCCGCCGTCGATCAACCCGCAGATGCTCGCCGCGTCCAAGAGCCGAATGAACTTGTCCGGCTGGCGGAACCGCCGCATGGTCGCATCCTCTGGGCAGGTCGTGAGGACCGCGATCACGTCCGGATCGAGCAGGCTGCGGAACCGGGCCAGCGAGGGCGACAGACGGGCCAGGAGCCGCTCGGAACGCCAGCGGACCTCCGGGTCGGGGTGCTGCGTCCCGGCGGCCAGGAGGGGCAAGGAAGCGGGCCAGGTGGCCGCGATGCGGTCCGTCGCAGATTCACGGTCGTAGAACCGGGGCCGGCCGAGGTCGGAGGGCGAGACGCCGAGCAGGAAGCAGAGGATGGTCAGCATGGAACTCCTTTCATTTCCGGCGGGCGCGGGTCCGAAGGTTTGGCGGAGAAACCTTCGGAGTACGTCGCCAAACCTTCTCACCGCCTCGGGCAGTTGCCGCCCGGGCAGGACTGCACGGCGGACGGCCGCACCGTCCACACCGCCGGCGTGCTCCGGGCCGCGGGCTGGCACTGACCGCCGGGGCAACTGTTCGAAATTATTGGAGAGTTCACCTGCGAGCTCCGGCACTGTCCGCCGACGGGGCAACCGTCAAGGATTCCTTGACTACTCGACTGCACGCTCCGCCCGGTCGCGGTGTCCACCGTCTCCCACCCGTGCGATCCGTCCGCGTAGGTCGCCCACACCCGGATGATGCCGCCGGTCGCGGCCTTCGGCTTCTCCGCCCAAGTATCCACGACGCGCATCACGTACCGGTCCGCCGGATTGCCTGCCGGCTTCGCGGATGGCTGCGTTGACTGGCAAACGCAATCGACGCAGGCACAGGCCCACTTGCATTCCTCGCACACCGCCGGACAGTCGATGAACCACTCGTTCAGCGTGACTTGCCGGGGCATGGGAAGCCGTTCGGGAGCCGCGGGATTTTTGGCGTCGGGTTGCTTCTTGGCCTTTGCCGCCTCAAAGGCGTCCTCGACGGCTTTCGCGGCCGGCTTGGGAGCGGGAGCGTTCTTGCGAGCTGCCTTGGCGAACGCATCGTCAACCACCTTGCACGCCGCGGCCTTGTCGAAAGCCTTCTCGACAGCCTTGGCCGGCGGCTCCTCGCCGCGTGCGGCGCTCCCGCCGAGGGCCGCCATTCCAACGAGGCAGAGAATCCACAGGGCGACGATGGCCAGTCCAAGGCGTGCGAGTGTTTTCGTCGCATGGGTCGGCCCGTAGAGGTCAGATTCCGAGCGCATAGTTCACGTTCTCCTTCTTTTCAAAGCGGGCGAAAGGTTGGAATTCCAGCGGGCGAATGGTCGGCTCATGCCGCACAAACCACGGCGGCAGCTTGTTTTTCTTGAATCCCTTGACGCCGCTGAATGCCCACGAGTCGCCTTGGGACAGCATCCGGTCAACGGTCGCTTCGTCGGCCCAGAACCCGGCGGAGTTCGGCTCGCCCGCTCCGGTCGGCCCGGTGTGGTAGTTGCCGCCCCACGAGTTGACGACGTGGAATCCGGGCCGGCGGCCGCTCTGATAGCCGTCGATCGCCATGCAATGCTGCCAGATTCCGGACGCGCGGCAGAAGCCGTCGGCGTCACGCTGGCGGGTGAACCCCTGCGAGGAACAGACCGCGATTGCGTAGCCGTTGGCGAGGGCCTTCCTCGCCTCGCCGACGTTGCGGACCTGGGCAATCCCTTGTACCGGGTAGTCCTTCGTCTTGGGCAGCAGCGCGGCCGGCACGCCACGGGCGCCGAACTCGCGGCACGTCGATGGGTTGTACTCGCGTAGGTCGTAGCCGTCGTAGCGGTCGCGGGGAAGGTTGCCGAACTCGTTGACGAACTGCGCGGCCCACGCCCCAACGGAACCATCCCCCCGGATGCGGCCCTTGCCGATCTGGACGCGCGAGCCACCGTAGACGATCTCGCGGGAGAAGCTCCGGAACTCCTGCATGTCGCCTTGGCTGATGGCCACGCACAGCGAAGCCTCGGTCGCGTAGGTCGTCCCGAATGCCACGCAGGAACCAACGGGGTTCTGGTCGTAGGGGCCGAGCAGGGAGCCCGTCACCTTGACCTGGGCCTTCCAGAGGTAGACCGACTCCGGCGTTCCGAATATGTCGTCCTTGCCGGCCTCGGTGTCGGCGAAGAAAGGCGTCGGCAGGCCCTGGCGAACCTCGCGGACCGCGTCGTCGTTCTTGACCCACCCGCCGAAGATCGGTTCATCGGGCGGCGTCGGGATCGGTGTCGCGGGCCGGCCGAGCAGGTAGCCGACCACGACGGTCAGCAGCACGGTCAGCGCCCAGTTGACCCACTTCTCGTTGATCCGCTTGTACCACGGCAGCTTGACTTCATCCGCCATTCTTCCACCTCCTCGAAATCACCGCCGCCGCGACGACGGCCACGGACATGACGAACAGGGCGACAGGGACGGCGTAGCAGAAGAAGCCCACAGCTTCGCCAAGGGCCTCCAGCTTGGGAGCGATCGCGTTCATGCCTCGCCTCCGAGGTCGTAGATGATCGGCTCGTCGGCCTCGATGGCCTCCTCGATCTCTTTCAGCAGGGACTCGGCATCGACCATCACTTGCCCAGCCTTTCCAAGAGTTTGGCGACCCGGTCGAACTGGTTCGCGGCCCGGTTCAGCGTCTCCGGCGTCAGCGGCTGCGACAGGTCGGCCGGCAGGATCTCCGCCAGCAGGAACGCGATCAGGTGCCGGATCGCGGACAGCTTGTCACCGAGCAGCAAGTCGGCCACGAGGTTCTTCAGCAGTTCGCGGAGCTGCTCCCCGTTGAACCCGGCGGCCTTGCCTTCACGGATGGCCTTGGCGGCGAGCCGGTAGCGCTCGCTGATCTTGGAGGCCAGCACCTTCTTGTCCGGCGCCGTGTCCGCGGCGAAGGCTTCCTCGAATTCCTTGAGCTTGGGATCGTTGTCCGGTGCCGGCGGGTTCGGCCCCGGCTGCGGGGGAACCGGCGAGCCGTCCGCGCTGGCCACGACGACCGGTATCGTCTGCCCGCCGACGGTCAGCGATCCGGGTGCCAGCGTCACGCCGGCCTGGTGTGCCCCGACCACAACGATCTTGCCCGCCGCGTCCGGCTGGACGACCGCCGAGCCGTTGACCGGCGTGCGGACCTCGTTCGGAAGCTGCTGGCCGAACGCCAGACAGCCGAAGAACAGCAAGGCAACGAACGAAAGCAAACGCATGGAAAACTCCTTGAGGAATATCGATGATGGACAGGAACGACGCAAACGGTAGCCGAATCACGCGATGATCTTCTTGGCCTTGGCGAGCCGCTGGGTCAGCGACAACAGTCCCACCTGCACCGCCTGCAATTCCGCCAGCGCGTCCGAGTCCTTGAGGGCCCCGACTTCCTTGGCGAGGTCGCCGATGATCAGCCGCTTGTCGTGCTCACGCGTCGGAGCCCAAGCTGTTTCGCTGACCGGCGTCAGCGTGGCCACGGCCGTCACGACTCCCGACTTGATGTTCGTCGTGAGGCTGACCTGGGAGAGTCCATAAGCTCCGTTGCTCTTGAACTCCGGAATTGTCACCGGAGCATCGTTCGATTGAATCGGCATGATTTCGGCTCCATCTAAGAATTGACCAATACAGTCCAGCCTCGGCTTTCCAGCGTCGCCTTGTCCGCCAACCCGGCGGCCGACGGCACAATGCCATCGGAGACGCGAAGATCGAGCGTGCCGTATGACACCGTTCCGTAGGCGAAATCCGCCAGCACGATGTCCACCTGGGCCTGGTCAAAGCTGCAGTTTTGGAAGTAAGCCTCGCTGAGCGCAGGGCAGTAAGCAGATAGATATTCCGGCGCGGCTGCCAGCGGGTTATCGGACAACAAGAGCAATTGCAGATTGGTGCAAGCCATCAGGCTTGGCGGGCTTGTCAAACCACAGTTCGGAAGAACCAGAAACTCCAAAGCACTAAGCCCAGCCACGGCTGGAGGCGTTGTAAGCGGCGTTCCGCTGATCAAAAAAAACGCTAAACCTATACAGCCACCAACATCTGGCGGTGGCATGGGGACCGTTCCGCAGTTTGTGAAGGCGATGTCGGACACCGTTTCGCACGCCGCAAAGCTTGGTAATTGAGACAACGCCGCCAGATCGTAAGCCGAAAACTGCGTCAAAGCAGACGCGCCGATAAAGTCAGGCAATTCGTTGAGCGACGGAGACCCCGATACATTGACGGCCCCGATAGCTGACGCCGTAAAGGCGTCCAAAGTCAGTTCCTGAAGACCGCTACAATTCCCCAGTGTCAAGTAGCTGATAAAACTAGTCGCAATGTTGATCGACGTGAGAGCGTTGCAAAATGCAAAGGAGATGTCCCACTCAGGAGCGGACGTAAACCCTGTCAAACTTACTTCTTGAATCGGCTTGCTGTTTGCCACAACGCTGCCGGAAAAATCGCCTTCGATAGTAAGCCGCAGCAGCGAATCCGGAACACCATCCCACGTCAATTCAGGCATGTTCCGAATCGTCAGATCCGTCAACGTCGTGCAAGTATTGATCGTGTCGAGCGTCGTGACTCCTGGGCAGTTGTCCAACGTCAACTGCTCCAACACCGTGTCCTTCGTGCTGACCACGCCGTCCGCCGCGTCGATGTCGAACCGCATGAAGTTGGGCATGTCGGTAACGGAGAGGACGCGCAGATCGGGCAGGCGGGCGGGCGGCACATAGTAGCTGCCGACGTTCGTCAACGTCAAAGACTGGAGATTCGGCACGTACCCGTCTTCCAGGCCGAGAATCTCCGATACGTTCGGCGCGTTTTCCACGCTGAGCGATGTACAGAGCGGCGACAGGCTGACGATACCGAACGTATCAAGAAGCGAACTGTACGACCCGCTGAAGCTGACCAGCGAAGTCGACCCCGTCTGCACGAGGGTCGCCGCCACGAAGCCAGGCAGCGACAGCGTCGCCACGTCACAATCCAGGATCCGCACGTACTCCAACGTAGCGGCACCGGCGGAAAGGCCGGTCAACGTCGTCAGGTCCGTGTTCGCGATGAGCTCCAGGCGCGTCAGACCCGTCGCACCGGCCAGATTCAGAGCCTCGAGGCCGATAATGTCGCCCAGGTAGATTTCCTGCAAGCTGGCTTTGCCGAGATCGCGGATCTCATCAATCTGCGTCGAGCCGATTGCAAGGAGTCGCAGCGTAGTGAACCTTAGCAGATCCAACTTGGTCGCGGCGGACAGTATGTCGCCCGCGATGACATTGACGGCACTCGGCCTGTCCGTTTCTAGGGCGGTGCCGTTCCAGGTCACAGCGACGGGATTTTCGTTGCTGTCGCGCAAAGCCAAACCGGAAGGCTCGGACGCGGCGAACCAGAAGGCGAAGGGAACGGAGCCTCCCGCCACGCCCGAAAGCCCGCTCAGTCCTGAAAGACCAGTCAGCATGTAATAACTATTCGCGGGAGGCGGGCAAAACTGAAATCGAACGCTGCTCGCAGGTCCGGCAGCAGCCGTCCACGCTCTCCTGCTCGATGCGGCATTGGCCGTGAACTTCGCAGCCGCGGAGCCACTTGCCCGGACAGGAGCATGCGAGGCCGGCGGCGTCGGTTTTCTCGATGACGGGCAGGAGGTAGCGGCAGGGGTATAGCGCCTCGGGGGGTTTGCGTTCCGGCTTGGCCCCTCCCGTCTGGATCGACCGGAAGCCTGTGATGATGCGGCCACGCTCCGCCATGCGCTGGCGGTAGATTTCCCGGTTTTCCTCCGGTGTTCTCATGGAGCGCACTCGTAGGTGAATGTGAAGTCGACCGTCAGCGGCCCCGAGGATCCTTGGATGCGGACGGCGTCTCCCGGGCCGCAGGTGGAAGACAGCGGGACGTATAACTCGAATGCCTCGTTGCAGATCTCCGCCGAGCCGGGGCAAGGCCTTCCGTCCGGGATGCATCCCTGCTCGACGCCGATGAAGACCTGAAGATTCGGGACGCCGTCGATGCAGACAAGGAAAACCTGGATGTCCATCAGGCAGTAGGTGTCGCCATCGGTCAGCGTGTAGGTGGAAGTGTCGTCGGCAATCCCGTAGGCATCGCCTCCCTCCATCACGCAGGCGGCGTAGGTCAGGTAGTATCCGGGATCCCCAAGGACCGTGCTGTTGGTGAAGTTGAGCGTCCCGGGCAGCAGGGCCTCGCAGACATTGCAATCGGTCAGCAACGTCGCCCAATCGACCGTCAAGGCGGCGGTGTATCCGGTCGAAACCATCCCGCCCGGGCAGTCATTAATCCAGCACCGCTCGCCGACGCAGCAGCTTTCGCATCCGCAGCACTCCGCGATGTCGGCGGCCAGCAGTTCCAGGGCCTCCTTCAACGAGGAAGCGGCAACGGTGACTGGCATCAGGTCGGCCCCGTGATCGTGAGCGTGTCGCAATCGAGGGTGTACAGCCCGCCCGCTTCGACCACCGGGCCGAAACCGTCCTCGCCGGCGCCGATGAACATGTATCCCTTCTGATCGCTGGCGTTCTTCAGCTTCCAGGAGGATGCGGCCGGGCCCCATTTGTCGCCGGCGGCCGGCGTCCCGTCCGCAGTGTCGTAGGCGGCGGTCAGCGGGAAGGTCCGGGTGCCGATGCCGTCCTTATTGGCGGGGATGGCGACGGGCCCATTGAACAGGATCATCGCCGTCGCGCTGTCGGTGTTCGGCTTGGCGACGTTGATGACCGTTCCGGTGGAGGTCGTCGTAAGCCCCGTCATTCGCATCGCGGCGAACGGCGGGATCTCCTCCGAGGTTTCATTCCGGACGCGCAGCCACCGCTGCACGTCGCCCGGCGGGGTGTCTCGCATCACTTCAACTCCCACCTTTCGCCGACGACGATCTTCAGCCTCTCCCGGACCTGCCGCGTCTCGAAGGAAGGCAGGTAGACCTGGTGCTCCGAGTTGCTGCTGGCCCGCGTGAGCGTCGTCGTCCTGCCCACGGACCACGTCACCTGCTGGACCTTGCCGTCCGGGTCGATGGGGACGAGGTGGTCATAGTGGCGTTCCTCGGTCGGCTTCTCGACGAACGTCGCCTTGACCAGGCCGAGCAGCGTTTCGGCGTTCTTCTTCTGCTCCTTCTCGATCTTCGCCTCGTTCTTCGGGACGGTGACCTCCCACGTCGTCGGGTCATATTCGCGGTAGTAGTTGAAGCCGACGTCCTCGCGGCGGATCACCATCTCCCCGACGCCGTTTTTCTTGTCGCCGTCGATGGAATGCGTGAACCGCTGCAAGGCCCGGTTGTCGTCGCGGACCTGCACCGAGCAGACCAGCACGAGCCAGGCCGGCGCCACGGTCCCCTCCTCGACGTCGCCCTCGTACTTGGCCCGCTCCGCGCTGCCGTTCGGGTCGGTCGTCGCCTTCGGCCGCCAGCGGATCATCGGCTTCTCGAACTTCACGAGGCCCTGCACCGGGTCAATGGAGAACCCGACATCGACCTTGGTTTTCCTCGCGGTCGTTGCGTAGTTGTTGAACTCGCCGGGGCAGTAGACGCCGTAGACCTTCGCCCCATCGTCGAACTGCTTCCCCTTGGTGTCCAGCTCGTTGGTGAAGACGGCATTCTGCGGAATGAGTTGGTCGATCGAGGAGATCTGTTCCTCGTAGCCGGGCACCCGCAACGACTTCCCGTTCGGGCCCTTGGTCGTGATCCGAAAGGTGCGGTAGACGTGCTCCCGCGCAAGGGCCTCGTATTCCTTCTGCGTGGCGGCCGCCAGCTTGATCCCAGGAATGAACGGGAAGAGCGCCGCCCCCGCTCCGGGAACAGCCTCGGGGACGGTCAGGTTCGGGAACGTCGGAGGCATGCAACGCCCCCATCCGCCGGAAGGCTTGTAGGACAGGTCGTCGAGCTTCTTCACCTCGCCATTCAGTTCCAGCCCCACGGCTTCGAGAAGGATGGCGCAGGCGTAGTTGTAAGGCCGGCCGACCAGCTTGAACTTCGCCGGCGTCTCGGGGAGATCGACGGCCGCCGCCTGCTGCACCTCACCGCCGGAAGGCAGGTCGTCGCCCTCGCCGAGCCGGCAGAGCCTCACGTCGTCGGGCACCGGGCGGTAGACGACCCGGAATCCCCACGGTTGGATCAGATTCTCCAGCTCGACCGCGGCCGGGGAATCGTCCCACTCGACCGACGGCCAGTCACGCTCGGGAATCTCCGGGAACTTGTCCGCTCCGTACTTGTCCTCGCCGAGGGCCTTCATCAAGAGGTCGACCAGTTCGCGCGGTTTCTTCTTCGTCTCCTTCTTGATCGCCCCCGTAATCGGATCCCGCTCGTTGTAAACGCCGCTGATCGTCTTGTACTGCCACTTCCAGCGGCGGTCGAGAACCAGGAAGGCGATGTTCCGCTGCCCGTCGGCCAGCCGCCCTTGGTCGATGCGGCAGCCCTTCAGATTGATCGTCGATTCGCCGTCGGTGAACGTGAGCGTGCCGAACTTCGAGACCGCCGCCGCGTTCGCCTGCTCCACGAGCAGCGTGGCGACGGACGGCTGGATCCCGTGCGAACAGGTGTATTCGGCGGACAGGACGCCCGAAGCGCCCGGCCAGGTGGCATAGGGGGTCAGCATGTCACACCGCCGATGGGAGGATCTTCATCGCGGGCCCGATGTCCAGCACGGACAGGCCGCCCGAAGGAAGAACGACCGCGTTGGAGTAGGTGATCGTCTTGTTCGGGTCGCGCGGGAATGCCGCCGGGTCCGTGATCGTCGCGTTCGTGATCGTGCCCGCCTGGTGGCCCTTGCGGAAGAGCGGCACCGAGGAGGTCAGGGCGGTGATCGTGCCCGGTGCGAACCAGTTCGTCTCGCCGCCGTAGTCGTTGAGCGCGGCCAGCGTGAGCGAGTTGTTCCCGAGGATGTTCAGGATCCCGCCCGTCTTGTTGATCGTCGTCGCCGCACAATACAGGTTCACCGTGCCCGCCGACTGCTTCATGGTCGTGAGCGTCGTTCCCGAGCCGATGACGACCGGTAGTCCCTCGTCGTTGCCTTCGCCTCCGATGCCGAGCGTGGGCAGCGTGGCGGTCTCGCCCGGGTTGACCGCGATCCCCACCGAACCGGCGTTGCGGTAGATGGCGTTCGAAGCGTGGGCCCCCTTCCACTGGAATGCCGGCGAAGTCTCGTCCTCCGGCTGGCCCGTGGCGTCCACCGTAATCGCGGTCGCGTTGGTCCCGGTGTTGATCTTGATGACGCTGGCCGTGCTGGCGATGTAGACCTTCGTCGCGCTGATCTTCAGGTAGGTTTCCAGGTATTGCAGATACTGCGCTCCCGTGGATCCCGCGATGCGCGGCAGGCCGATCTCGATGTCCCCACGGATGAACAGGCTTGCCAGCGTCACCGCGTTCTGGTCGATGCCGTAGCGGATGCGGGCGAAGGGAACGTCGATAATCACGTCGTCGGTCGAGACGGGCAAGACGCCGCCTTCCCAATTCGCCGTGTTGTCCCAATGCATCGGCCCGGTGGCCGTCGTGATCGTGGCCAGCGTCCACGTCTGCGCATCGGCCGCCCCTCCGCCCGACTCCGTCGTCGCCGCCGTAATCGTGAACGGAACCCCCGCCGAGCGGGCGGTCAGGTAGACCTTCGTCGGCGTCGTTGCGTCGTCGAGCGTGGCGTCGATCTCCGAGAACTCCGGGTAAACGGTGGCGTCCAGGGCCGCCCAGGCGGAAGCGAACGCCAGGCACAGGGCGGCGGCGGTCGTGTCCGGGGCCGCGACGGAGAGCGTCTTGCCGTTGATCGTCGCCTTGAACAGGTCGCCGGCCTCGATGGTGCCGCCGGGCGTCAGGCTCACCTGGTGCGTCGTCGCCAGGGCGTTGCCGGTCCAGATCTTGGTCGCCATGTTACGCGAAGCTCCGGGGCGAGAGAATCAATGGCGTGGCGGACTCGTACTGCCACTGGCCGGAAACCGGGAAGTTGCGGAAGGTTCCGTTGATGTTCGTCGCCGATCCGCGGCGGTAGCTGGGGTCGTTCATCAGCGGCGGCCGGCTGCGGAAGAACGGGCTGATCTTCGGGTATTCGGTCAGGCCGACGGCTTCGCAGGTGTGGATCGCCTTGTACGTGGTCCTCGCCCGAAGCTGGATCGGCCTGGGCGTGTCGAGGAGCGGTTCCGACCAAACGACCAGCGGGCCGCCGTCGCCGATCATCGTGACCTCCTCCCGCCAAGAGACGATCCCGGACGGAGCCGCCACGGGCACCTCCGCCCGCGCGGTGATCGAGACGATCATGTTCGTCGCGCCCTCGCCGTCCTGCGGAGACCACGAAGGCCCCTCGAAGCGGATGCCGTCGATGGTCTCGTTCCAAAGGATCTGCTGAAAGAGCGTGCCCGACGGGAACTCGTAGACCAGATTCCTCCCGAGCTGGGCGTAGGCCGCCTGCATCACCTGGAAGCGCGAAGCGAGGTAGCGGGACGCCGCGGACCCGGACAGGTTCGACGGGGCGATCATTTCGCAGATGATCCGCCACTCCACCTTGTAGCGCGGCGGGCCGCCGTCCCCGTAGAAGAGCGACGGCAGGACCGAGACGAGGCATTCCCCGTCCGCGTGCGTGTACGCGCCGTAGCGAAGGATGGACATGGATAACTATTCGCGGCGGGCGGCCAAAGTTGAAATCGGGATCATGGCAAAGGCCCGGCGGACAGGATACAATCACTCCCAAGGGACGGCGGGAGTAGCTATCCAAAGGAGCATCGGGAAATGATGCTGGCGAACCAGATGGCCGAATGGCAGGCGGAACAAAAGCGACAAGACAGGGAGTGGCAGGCGGCCCAAAAGGAAAAGGAAGCCGAGATCCGACGCCAAGAGCGCGCCGAAGATCGGGCCAACAAAATACGGGACCGGTGGTGGGCGGCCGGCCTTGCCATCGGAGCCGCCGTCCTTGGTGCACTGCTTCGCGGTTGGAAATAGCCCGCCCCTTGCCCCTCCCCGCCCCCTCCCCCAAAATGCAACCCCACACCGTGCGAATAACCGCCTTGGGGGTCACCATGCCCAAATGCAGCGAATGCGGGTTTTTGGCCATCGCGGACAAGCAGTGGCAGCCCGTACCGGCTCCCGTGATCTTCCGTGAAAGTGGCGAATGCCCTCGGGACTTCCTCCCAGTTCCCATGTGCACCATGCTCGCCTATGATTTGAAAAAGGAGCAGGGAGGCTCCGTTGCCTTTCAGACGTCGAAGGAAATCGTCGGGAAGGAAAGGGAGTGCGGCAAGTTCACGCCGTGGATACCGGCACTAGGCCCGAAGGAGCACGCTCAAATGGTATTCGAGAAGGAAATCCGCGAGATGCAGGCGGCACAAGTGGAACGGTCCGCGGCCATCGCGCGGGAGGCGGCCGAGCGGTCGCTTCGCGAGCAACGCGAATGGCAGAGGACGGAATCTGACCGCCTTTCCCGACGGAACTTCGTGCAGAACATTTGGATGTCGATCATCACGGCGATTGTCGGCGGGGTCGCGTTGTACCTGGGTTTCGCAAAATAGAAAGATGCCGAACATGAGCAAAAGCAACATCATCTCGGCCGGGGCCTGCATCCTCTGCCTCGCCTTCGGCTTCTTCGCCGGCCACAAGCTGGCGTTCCGCGATGCGACGGACGAGGCGTACAAAAAGGTGAAGGAAATGGAAACCAAGGTTGAGATCGCGGAGGTGAAGCTCAAAGCTGCCGAAAGCAGCAATGAAAGGCTCCGCGGTTACTTGGAAAAGCTGAAGTAGTCAATTCTGGAAGTTCTTCAGCATCTCCTGCATCTTCAACTGCGAAGCCAGCGCGAAAAGACCGGTTGCCATCTGCTTCGTGATCGCGTCCGTGATGGCGGGGATCGCGTTTTCGAAGGCGGTCGCCACGCCCCGCTCGAATTCCGCTTTCAATTCCAGAACCTTCGCGTCGTAGCCCTGCGGTGCGGCCTGGTCGAAAGCGGTCTGCGCGGCCTGCTCGTTGGCTTGCAGAGTTTGCAGCGGCTTCGCACCTTGCGATTGCATGATCGCTTGGAAAAGCTGGTTCTGCGCCGCGGCATCGGCCGCCTGCTTCCGAAGCTCCTCGCCCGCGAGGCCCGAACCGAGGACCATCCGCCGCTCATCGGCCGATAGGTTTTGGTATCCGTCCGATTTCGCTCGGTCGAATGCCATCGACAGGGCCATCTGCTGCTCGGGGTCCATCTGATCGAACGCGAGGGCCTTGTCCTTGTACTTCTGCACCTCCTCCTTCGCGACCTCCAGCGCGGCCTTTTTCAATTCGAGCCGTTTGGATTCGAGTTCGTAGACGGCTTGGGCCGCCGCCTTGTCGGCCTGCGCCCCCTGCTCGCGGCGTTGAGCCAGTCTGCCTTCCAAAGCCTCGCGTTCTTTTGTGACCTTTGCGATTTCGGCCTGGATCTCCAATTGCCGACCGTCGGACAGTCCCTTCTGCCTCTGCTCAATCAGAAGGTCCTGCTCCCGCTTCCTAGCCGCATCCAGTTCCGTTTGCGTCCTCGCCGCCCCGGACCTTGCCCGCTGCTGCTGATCCGCCACGCCGGCATAGTTGGCCTCCGCCTCGGCAACGCCCCGCCGTGCCGCCAGGATCCGCTCATCCGTCGGGTCGAGCCGGTTGCGGTTGACGTATGCCAGCGTCGCCTGCTCCTGCATCGCGTCCGCACGGGCGCGCGAGGCGGAAGCGTCGAGGATGTAGGGTCGGACGCGGTCCTCCGCCTGCATGCGGTTGAGGGCGATTTGGCCGCCCCGTTCGCTCATCCGGACCGACATCAGCGTGCCGGCGATTTCGCCTCCGGATAGGAGCTGTTCGCTGAACTTGCGGACGTTCTTGATGAACCCGCCGACGATGGGGATCCCTTCGGCGGTCTCGCGGGCGGCGTCCTTGAGGGCGCGGCCCATCGACTTCTGGCCTTCGTGATAATCGCGGATGGCGGTCGTCCCGAACTCCAAGGCGGAATCCAAGGCCACGCCGCCCGCCGCGCCACGGATCAGTCCGCCGATTCCGCCTCCCCCTCCCGCCGGCTTCGCCCCTCCCGCGATGATCGCCTGGACGCGCTCGAGCTCCTTCTTCTGCGCCGCCGGCATGCCCATCGCCTGCTCGGCCCGCCACCGCTTCATCATGTCTTCGTTGGAGAAACCGAGGGCGGCGGAATCGGTGTAGCGGGCGGCGTTCTTGTCCGCGCGGGCCAGCCGCACGAGGCGCATCGTCTCGGCGTCGAATCCGGTCACGCCCTGCCGCGCCCGCGATTCCTGCGATGCCTGCGCGCGGTCGGCGGAAGCGGCGAGTCGGTCATATGCGGCGGCCTGCCTCTCGAGCGCCGCCACCGCCTGGGCATTGTTGACCTTCAGATTGTGTTCAAGTTCGGCCGTCGTCTTCTGGCTCATCGTCCTGCCCTCAACAATGCGGCGAGGTTCATCAGGTGCTCGGACTGGCGGAACCGCTCGGCGGCGTCCTCGACTTCGCGGATCGCCCTGGCGTTCCGGCGGACGATCCAGTCATCCGGGAACGACCCGACCGCCCGGCATTCGCGGTAGTGGAGGTAGGCGGCGGCGTTCCGCTCGTTGAGCTCGACGGCGTTGGCCCGGACCTTCGCCGCGCCTTCCGGGATCTTCGGACACCAGCGGCACGGCGTCGGCGTTCCGGGCCTGCGCGGGAATGGCTCGCCTGTCGATTTGTCGATGACGGGAAGCCCGAGGCGGCCCGGCGCGTCGTCGTGCATCCAACGCTCGCAGGTGTCGCAGGATCGGGCGGCGGCCACGGGGTGAAGCAGGATCAGCCGCACCCCGAGGGTCAGTTTTTTAGGCTGGCCGCCGCCTCGTCGCTGCCCGCGAAGCCGAAAAGGGTGTCGAGGATCTCGGTGAACAGGCTCGACGGCAGCTTGGACGCCTCCTCGGCGGTGACCGGGACCGGCGTTCCGCCCGCCTGGTCGGTGGTCCATTTGCCGTCCCGCCGGCGGAGGTTCCATTCCTTCACCCCGGCCGCGATGATGCCGGCGCCGACGGCGGTCGCCTCCGCAACCGGTCCCATCAGCGCGCGGGAAAAGGCCCGGTGGGACGCACCGGCGGCGGGCCGGAACGTGATCGCCACCTGGCCGGGAACGAACGCCACCTCGGGCAGCGTCTTGGTGAAGTTGTAGCCGTCGTCGATCTGCTGCATCAGGACACCGTGTTGTAGAACTTGACTTCCTGGACGTATGCCCCGGTGGAGATGTGCTCCATCGCCTGGCCCCGGAGCGTGAAGCCGAACTCGTTCTCGCCGACGATCAGGCGAGACTTCGGGAAAACGATCTTGTCCATCTGGATCTTGAAGATGTCGGAACCGTTCGTGAACGTCGCCTCGAACTTCGCGCCGTCGAGGTCACGCCCGCGGATCGCGGAGGCGTCCCCGTAGGGCAGGGTCACTTCGAGGCCGACCACCCGCCGCCCTTCGGTGAACCGCTGCGGCGTGAGGTTGTTGAAGAACTTGGCGGTGAGGTTCTGCGTCACCGTCGCCGTAAAGGACTCGACGCTGTAGGCGGTGTCGTCCACCTCGAAGACGCCGTCCTCGAAGACGTAGGGCGACTTGGTGTCGAGCCGGTCGGACAGGCTCACGGAGCCTTCGGATTCGTCGGCCCCCATGATCGCCAGCATGACCTTCAGGAACTGCTTGTCGGCGGCGCTGAAGGTGGCCTGGTTGATCTTGCAGCCCGAATACGTGAAGCCCTGCGTGTCGGCGTGCCGCTTGACCGAGAACGTCGAGACCGTGTTGGCCAGGCTGTAGAGGTCGCCCACGCCCTTCGTCCCGCCGGTCACGAACGGCAGGATCACGTCGAGGTCCGGCCCGTTGACCATCAGAGACAGATTGCCGGTGACCATCCGCTCGCCTTGCCGCACGCGTGCGACCGCGGGGGCCCGCCTGCCCGTGATCCCGGAACCGCTGCGGATATTGTCGTCGAGGCCGATGTCCGAACCGTCGTCGGCGTTCAGCACCGTGTTCGTGCTGCCGTCGTAGATCGCGAAACGTTCGGCAAATGTCTTGGCTGCGGCCATGCTGCACGCTCCTTAGTTGCTCCGCGCCGCCTGGTAGATGCAGCGCACCACGTCATTGCCCCGGATCATCGCGTAGATCGGGCTGGCGTCCGACAGTCCGGGTCCGTTCTCCAGCACGCAGCGGACGACCTGCGAAACACCTCCGAGGCGGCGGTTGCGGAACAGGTCCTGCATCGCTTCCCGCCACTCCTCCCACGCCGCCTGGTTCTCGATGGTGTCGCCCGGTGCGAGCAGGGCCACGCCGATGCCGTAGCCGATGTCCTCCGTCGCGGACCCGCTGCGGGGGTTCGTCTCCGCGATGCCGGCGGTGTAGACGGCGAAGCAGGGGAATTTGCAATTGACGCCGGCGTCCTCCAACCGGAAGAGGCGGTAGACCCGGGGCCGGTAGGTGATGATCGGCAGCCCCTCCTCCCCCTCCGGCGGCGTCACGATCTCCTCGACGATGGCCCCCGAAAGCAGGATCCCGCGAAGGGCCGTCACGATGGCGTCGGCGATGGTTTCCTTGCGGCTGCTCATTTCCCCGTCTCGTAGTAGCGTTGCACCCGCCGCTGGATCTTCTCGTTCGCGTCGTCCGAGATCCACAAAAACTCACGCTTCGGGATCGTTACCTTCTTCGTCAGCCAGTAATGGTCGATGGGATCGAGGTCCTCGACCTTCCCGCGGCGGATGCGAATCGGCCATTCGAACATCACGCCGCCGCTGCCTTCGCGGTTGATATAAACGTCGAGCGGTCGCGGAAACTTCCGCGGTGAGCCGACGTAGTACGCTTCCTTCGTCAGCGGGATCGCCAGGAACTTCCCGTTCTTCGGCGTGATGACGGCCCCGAAGTTGTGCGTGCCCGCCTGGATCGCCGTCGAGCCGATGTAGTAGCTGCTCCCCACCACCCTCGTCGTCAGGCCCGCCCGCATCAGGCCGGTGTCGAGCAGTGGCTTCCCGGCGGTTTTCCGATGCGGCCTCGATTGCACGGGCGGCCACGGTCCGCTCGGACCCATCGACTTCTGGAAATGGTCCCGCACGTCCGACAGGCCGATCTTCGCGCACGATTCGACCACGTGCCGGGGCAGCGGTTCGCTCATCCGCTTGATCTGGTCCCGCGTGTTCCTGGACATTCCACGGTAAGGGTCGCCGGCGCGTGTCGACATCGACGCCTCCTTACGGGGACTCGGTGTGCGCAAAAACGTTCAGGTATCCATCGACTTCGCCGTCGTTCAGGGATACCCGAACAGCCTTTCCGACGCCAAACTTCATCGCAGGGAAGAGCAAAGGCGCTGCCCCGGCCGAAGTGATCGGCAGGCCATAAACGTCGACGGGATCCGTGTCGGGGTCGGTCTGGATGGCAAGGAAGCCGCCAGTTGGTTCGGCGGCATAACCACAGTGAATCGCCTCGATCACCCAGCAAAACCCCGCCGTAGCCGGCAGGTCGACGACGGCCGCATCAGAATTGGCGGAGTCGAAACCTGTCCCATCCACCAGCACGGACGAGACACGCGGCGTTCGGATGGCCTCGCTCATAGTTCCATGTCCTTCGTGTACGTGTCTTCCTCGGTGTCCAGGTCGCCCCGGAGCACCATGCCTTCCGATTCGTCGTCCGGCGTTGCCTGTTCGCCGTTGATGCTTATTTGCGCGGTTTCGAGGAACTTCAAATCCGGCTTGAGCTTCTCGATGAACCTGTCGTCGTAGTTGTGCAGTCCCGCCCCCGCCGCCATCGCCAGATAGACCGCCTGCCGCTTCCAGAAGGCGTCGAGATCGTCCCACGCATCGACCTGCGTCGTCGTGTATCCGCGGTTGACGAGGATCGAACGGATCTCGGCATACGCCATATCCAACGCGTCCGTGGCGATTTCCGTCCACGCGGTAATAAGATCGCCGCTCTCGCCCTTGAGGACGTAAGCGGCGATCGAGGTCTTCAGTTGCGACAGGGTGACGGCCACGGCTTACTTGGCTCCCTTGTTCCCGCCCTTGGCCGGCTTGGGATCGGCCGGAGGCGTGGCCGGTTCGGATTCCGGAACCTTGGACGAATCATCGCCAGGAACCTTCTCCGCGATCTTCGCCTTGAACAGAGCCAGCTCGGCCTTGACCTCGTCCAGTTCCTTCCGCAACGCCTCGGCCTCGGCCTTCAACGCGTCCGCCTCCTTCGCGGCGCTCGCCTTCACAGCCTCGACCCCGTCCATACTGGCCAGGATCCCGCGGGCGAGCAGGTCGTCCACGCATCCCGCGATTCGCGGATCGTCCGGCCGGATGTTCGTCTCGCCTGCCTTGAGGCCGTTCGTGCAGTTGAAGATCGCCTTGTACATGTGGTTCCCGTTTTGGACTGGATAGGTGAAGGAGGGCGATGGTTGAATTCAGGCCACGGTCACGCGATGACCTTGATCACCCGAACGGCGGTCGGGTAGTTGATGACCGGGCAGCCGTTGTGGCCCTGATAGAACTCGATGCAGGGCGGCACCTCGTCGGTCTTGTCCTTCATCATGAAGTAGGTTCCCGACTTCCCTTCACCCTGCACGGCGTTTCGGGTCATCGTGTAGCTTCCCACCGGGGCATTGCCCGGCCGGCTGCCGAACACCACGATGTAACCGTTGGGGATGAACTTCGTGAAGGTCGTCTTCGTCGGCCGGTAGCCGTTGCCGTACCGCACGAACTTCGGGATGTCGTCCGCGGCGAAGATCTCGTTCATTTCGTCCAGCGAGACCGGCGTGTTTCCGCCGCCACGCAGCTTCCCGCCGAGGTCGGCGGTGTTGGTGTTGTTCAGCATGTACGCGATGGTCGTCGAGTTCGCGAACGCCACGGACCCCGCGTTGAAAATGCTGGACGTGCCCTCGTCCTCCACGCCGGTCAGGAACGACCGCAGGTCCTTCAGCGGCGTGGCGCTGGCCACGGTGGTCCACGGCGTTCCGACCGTCGTCAGGTTGCGGGTGTATTGCAGCTTGCCGACGATTTGGTCCCGGAAGTTGGTGATCGACAGCGTGCCGTACACCAGCAGGTTCCAGAGGTCGTACAGGATGCGGTTGTTCTGCCGCACCTGCAGTTGCTCCTGCTTCCGGACGGACATCTGCTCGACCGTCTCCAGCAGCATGCGGTCGGTCAGGTCGCGGAGCTGCGTGAGCTCCGTTTCCTTGATGTCGGCCTTGTCGCGGAACACCCCCGGCTCGACCTGGTAGTGGGTGTCGCCGATGCGTTCGACGTATTCGGACTGGCCTTCGAAGATCGAAGCGCCTTGCAGGCCCGAGTAATCGTCCTGGATCACCCAATCGACGCGCGAAAGCTCGGTCGTCTTGATCGGCATGAACTGGAAGACCGGATCGTTCAGTTGGAACTGCTCGATGCGCTCCGGCAGAAGCCGTTCGATCTTCTCGGCCTGGTCGGCGAACAGTTGCGGAACCGCCATGTTTTGAACTCCTCGTTTGCCCCGTGGTCGTTTGCTTCAGCCCCGACATTGGGGCATCGAGTTTGATGGATCAGACCCCGATACGGATGACGGTGTTATTCGCCGTCAGCGTGCCCGTGGTCCCGGAAAGCAGCTTGCCCAGGTCCGCGACGCCGTTCGCGTCCAGACCGGTGATGTTCTTCGTCTGGAAGACGCCGGTGAAGTATGCGGGGACGCTGATCTTCGTGTAGCCGGCCTCGCTCGGACCGACGCTGATCTCGCCCTTGGCGTTGACGTAGCACGGGTACTTCAGCAGGCCGATCGCCGGCTCCAAGGTGCCGTCCACGTATTTCCCGAAATATCCGCCGGCCGGCTTGCCCGCCGCGGTGGCCGTGACGGTGATCGACAGCAGGTCGGAGGATCCGTTCGCCACGCTGGAAATCGCCGTCAGCGTGATCGGCTTCCCGGCCAGATCGCCGCCAAAGGTCACGGTCAGGGTCGAGCCAAGGGGCCCGCCCGTCACGGTGACGTTGCCCGAGCCGATGGACGGCAGGGCCTCGAGCGCCGCCTGCACGGTCGCCGCGTTCGCGTTGTACGCCAGGGCCGAGGTGATCTCGTCCGTGACGCCGCTGTAAACGATGCGGAAGGTGCCGGAGGCCGGGGAAGTTGCCGCGAAGGTGTAGACCTGGTCCACGGCGGTCCCGGTGCCCGCGACGGCCGCCAGCACCTGCCCCTTGGCGTAGGATCCCGGAGCGAGGACGACCGCGCTCACCGTGGACTCGGCTTCGTGGCCCGGCATGGGTTCCAGCGAATCGAGCTTGAAGTATTCCTTGACATTTTCGTTCGCCATGATGTTGGTCCCTGCGGGGTCCTTTTTGGTTGCGTGTGATTCAAATCAAGGGCGATGGTTGTTGGTTCAGTTCTTCTCGGCCAGACCCATGCGGCGCCGGAGGCGGTTCAACTCGGATTGGCTGTGCCCGGTGCCCGCCTTGACCTGCTCGGAATGCATCGCGACGAGCGGCTTGCGGGAGGCGATGCCTTCGTGCCAACCCTTGTACAGGTCCGGGTTCGTCGCCCGCAGGGCCTGCCCGACCTTCACCTCGCGGTCCTTGTCGGCGGGAGCCAAGCGGCCGTCCTTGACCATCGTTTCGCAGAACACCGCGACCTCGTTGTTGGCGGCGTCGGCGGCCTCCTTCGCCCGCTCGGCCTTGAGGTTGTGGATCTCCGTCCGGAGCGGGGCCACGATGCTTTCGAGGATCGGCCGGACCGCCTCGGAAAACTTGGCCGGGTCATTCGGCGGCGTCGGCGGTTCCGCACACTTCACCGGAGGCTTGCCATCCGGGGAAGGCGGTTCCGAGTTGTCGACCACCGGGGCACAGCCCTTCACGGCGGCGGCGAGGACGGCGTCCGGAACCGCATCGGTGACCCAGGAAGTGTCCATTCCGGCCTGCTGCAGCGCGGCCAACATCGCGTTTCGATCCACGGTGTATCCCTCCGAAAAACAGAGCAGCAGGTTACGATCCCGCATGCGTACCAATCGGTTCCGATGCCCGAGGAGCGTCCCCGGGCCTGATTCGCTCATCAGAATAACGGGCGGCAGCGTCCCGAGGTCCTTGCGCTTCGGGATGTCGCCGCCGAGGAAGGCCAGGCGACGGAAGGCCGGGCCCCATTCCTTGCCCGAATCGTCCTTGAAGTTTCGGTAGATTTCGGCCGACCACGTCCGCAGCCGGCCCTCGTCGATCTCCCGCTTCACCTCGGGCGGGACGTTTTCGACCTCGCCCATGAGGAAGTCGCCGGACCTCCACATGCGGGTGACCCAGCCGGCGGCGGGGTTGTCGGACCGCCCGAGCAGGGCCTTGGCGAAGGACTGGTCCTCATCGTGGCCGATGGAAACGCTCGCCGGGATGTACACCGCCGGATTGTGCAGACGCTGCTCGCGGTTGTTCGCGGTCCACCCCTTGGAAAGCGTTTCGAAGTTCTTGACGATGCGGTCGAGTTGTTCGGTGCCGAAGTATTCGCGGCCCTTCGCGTCCTCGACCCACCCCGTGGAAAAGAGGCGGATCGGCTTGGACAATTTGCCCGGCTTCGAATCTCGGTTCCCAAACTGCATGGGTAACTATTCGCGCCGACCGGGCAAAACTGAAATGCGGGCGAGAAAAACAAGGCTTACCACGACGTTTCGAGGACCGCCCCGGCCGGCACCAGGTCCTCCTCCCACGTCCAGCGGTCGATGGGATTGAAGGTGCAATTGTGGACTATCAAGCCTTGGAATCCGCTCCCTTTTTGGAAACCGGCCGCGTAAAATCCTATATCGGATTCCAAGTCGTAAACCGGGCCGTTCCAATGACCAAGATTGATGTTGACGATGCGATCAAACGATATGCCGGCGGGCAGTCGCTTTCCTTCATAGCCAAGGCATTCGGGTGCGATAGACAGCTTGTTCGTTACCACCTCAAGCGGAGCGGCGTCCCGATCCGTTCCCTTAAGGAGACCGCCGCCCATCGATTCGCCGGCATGAGCGGGGACGAAAAGCGAAAGATCGCTTCCCACTTGATCAACGCTGCCCCCGGCCACGTTTTTACCTTGGAGGGCAGGATCAAGCGGGCCGTCACGCGATTCAACCGGCAGACTCATATCACCGCGAAGGAAGCCGTCCTTGCCAATGCCCTGAAGCAAAGGAATCTTGCCGTATTGCAGCAGGTCCCCGTTGGTCCTTACAATCTCGACTTTGCCTTGAATGGAACGACCGTCGCCGTGGAAGTCGAATCCAGAGGCGTCGGCGAGCAACGGTCGCCCGGCGAGTATCGCAATCGCATCGAATACATCCTCAATCAAGGATGGGCGGTACTCTTCGTTGCCGCTCAAAAGCAGAGCATCGGCGGACAGCCCATAGTTGACAAGGTGGTCGCCTGGTTTGAGCTTGCTAGCATCGACAAAACCATTTTCGGTAAGTACGGGGTGATTAGGAGTGACGGTGAGCCTGCCGCCGTTCGCCGTATGGATTTCGACGGTCTGGCCCGCGTAAATGGCTTTTGAAGCACCCCGTATATTGCCTGCGATCATCTGCCCCGGAATAACGCAGCGACAATTGAAAACCCTCTTGCCACGCACTTGTTCAAAACTCACTTTGTCCGATGGGTAGTACTTGCCGAAGTGCGGGGCGTGGTCCGATCCTTGGCGTCCATCGTCTACTCCTAGATACTGGAAAACTTTGAACACGTCCTGCATGTCCGGCGCCTGAAGCTCGCGCTGCGCACCGACGTTGTAGGCGTCCATCATGTTCGTCCGCTGGACCATTTCCGCATACTGCGGGTTGCTCGTGGAGACGCCCGCCGCATCGAGGATCTCCTGCACATCACGGAACCCGCCGCCCCGGCCGCCGCTGACCATGTTGGCTTGGAGCGAATCCCGGACCCGACGGAGCAGGACGTCCTCGGTCGCCGCCGCCAACGTGAATGCCTGCCGCTCCGCCGCCGCGGCGAACGCCCGCGCGTCGAGGTCGAGGGACGGCACCAACGCGGTGAAGTAGTTCGCCGCCTCGATGGGAGGCAGGGGACGGAATCCGCCGAAGCCCGGAGCGTCCGCGAATGTGCTGAACGGTTGCTCCTCCGCCAGCTTGTACAGCCCGCCCGCCGCCTCGGCTTTCGCGGCCTTCTCGCGGATGCGGGATCTCCCCAGCAGTTCCGAGGTCGCCAGCGTCGAGGCGATGCTGTCCCGGATCAGCTTGGACTCCTCGGCATCGAACGGCACCAAATGGCCTGCTTTGAGCGACCTTTCGACCATGCCGCGCGTCGCCAGTTCCATCGCCGCCTTGCCGTCATCGATGCACCGCTGCATCAGGCCGGCCGCCGCTTTCCCGTCCTTGCCGGCGAGGGCAATCTCGCTGCCCGGCTTGGCTTTGTCTTCCGCGAACTTGGCCGGGCCTTGGTCAAAAGGGCCGGGCCCGCCACCTCCGGGGGCGGTTTCCTTCTTCGCGTTTGGATCGGCGGCAGGCTTCGGAACGTCGAGGAACAAACGGCCGGCCGTGGCCTCATCCAGTCCGAACACGATCTGGGCGTTGTTGATCGCGGCCTCGCGGGAGATTTCCCCGCGGCCGAACGCCGTCTGCAGGTCGGTCAGGCTCGTCGCACCGCCGACCGTTTGGAGCAGCGGGTTCGCGTTGACCGGCGCCGCCTGACCGGTTTGGACCGGCTGGCTTGGATCCGCTCCCGGCATCCCAGGAGCGCCGCCAGGCAGCCCGCCCGCCATCGTCGGCGCTGGCGGAACCGCGGCGTCCTGCTCGTCCTTCGGCGGGGCCCACCCGGAACTCTTGTACGCCTGCCGCTTCGAGATCGGAACGCCCATTGCCTGCAGCTTCATGGCAACGTCGAGGTTCGCCGCCACGGCTGTCGGGTCGATGGACTCGAACTCCACCCACGGGACCGGACGATGCGGCCCGAAGTTGTAGCGGATCAGGTCGCCGACGATGTCCCGACGGACCGCGCCCTTCACGTACTCGGCCAAGAGCCAGTAGAAGCCCTTGGTGGTCCGCTCCTGCGTGTTGGAATTGCCCCGCGCGTCCTTGTTGTTCCCTTCCAGCATGTGCAGGAACGCGCCGTGCACGGAGACGACGATCATCTTGTCGATGTCCTCGATGGCCGCCTTGAAGTCGGCGGTCCCCTTGGTGGCGAGGTCGTGCAGGGTCAGCTTCGTGCCGGAGCGGGTCACGATCACGCCGGTCGCCCGCGCTTGTAGCAGGGCGGTTTCGAGGGCCTTCTTGTCGTTCTTGTCCGTGAACTCGCCCTGGATGTAGGGCCCCGTGAACTTGTCGAGGTAGATCATCCGCAGCTTGATCGCCTGTTGCTTGAACTGGACGTAGGAGACGGCGGCGCGGAGGTCGCTCGTCCCGGTCGGCGATTCGAAGAACGGCAGGTAGGCCATCCGCAGGAACGCGCTCGGCTCGAAGATCGCATTCGAATCCTTCGACGACTCGATCCCGATCACGTTGCGGTAGGCGTCGGTGATGGGTGTCAGGTCGCGGGTGTCCTTGCTCTTCAGTGCCGCGATGGTCCACCGTCCACGCATCTTGCCTTGGTCGCCGACGGACCAGACCTTCTCGCTGATCGACCACCCGTCCACCAGGCCGGCCAGCACCCAATGGGCCAGGGCGATCGGCATGCCGCCGTCGATATTGGCGAGGGCTGCCTCGACGAACTCCGCCTCGGCACGCTGCTGCGGGTCATCCTCGTCCTGCGGGCGGATGATGAGGTCATTCGAGACCACGGCGGCCACCTTGCCGATCAAGGCGGATTTGACCGTCGGCTCGGATTGGACGTAGTCCCGGTAGAGCTTCCGCATCTCGGACGTTTCGCGGGAGAAGTCGCCGAGGGCCTTCGATTGCCGGTTGATCATCGACGTGAAGTCGGCGGTCACCAGCTCGGGGAAACTGTTCCGAAGCTCCTGCAGTTCCAACCGCATGCGGGCGATGTCAACCCGCTGCTCGACGATGGATCGGACGGGCGGCGCGGAAGCCTCGGTCCGCACGAGTTCAAGGCGGCGGTCCACGCTCGCCCGCGGCCGGCCACGCAAAAGGTCCATGATTCCCATCAGAATCCTCCGATCAAATCCAGGGTGTCGTTGCCGCCGATGCCGATGTCGTCCGCCGTGATTCCGTTGTCCGCCAGTGCGCACCGGGAGAACGCGAGGTAGGTCGCGTCGATCTGGTCGTCGTGCGCTCCGTTCGGCGCGGCCTCATGCTCGGCCAGGTATTCCTCGTTCCAATCGCCCGCGACGATGCGGACGTTCCCCGCCTGCCATTGGGCTTCCCATCCCCGCCAGCGGTCCGCCTTCGCGCCCCGGCCGCTCATGGCGGAGGCCTCGGCTGGATGCGGGGCAAGCTCGCGGATGGAAAGCTCGGCGGACTCTTTGCCGCCCGAACCCGGCTCCTGCTCGATGTGGATGCGGTGGGCCGGGTACTTAACCCCGTCGAGGAATGCCGTCTGCTTCATCATGGCGTTCCGTTCGGCGGCCGCCCATTGGCCCCGCTTGCAATCGAGGACGTAGAACAGCCCGTCGTGGCCCTTCCCCACCAGGACGCCGGCCGAGTAGTCCCCGCCGCCCGCCGTTGCCGCCTTGTCCCATCCCCGCCAGACCGAAACGAACGAGGCCGGCGCCGCCGGGACGATCTCCGCCTTGGCGACGGGAAACATCGACCCGCCGCGCTTGTAAGGCCGGCACTGGTATTGCGTCTCGAATTCCGCCCCCATCACCCGCCGCTTGTCCTCCAACGCCTGGATGGAGAACCGCTGCGGACAGAGCGCCCCGGACGGATCGCGGACAAAGCCTGCCGGGTCGTCCCCTTCGCCTATGGAGCGAAGGATGACGACGCGGAAATCGCTGCCCCATTCGCTGGCGAGGATCTGCCCGATGTGGTCGGACTCGTGCCAGCGGGTATTGACCGCGATCAGGTCCGCGCTTTCCTGAAGTCGCGGATAGACGTCCGATTTGATCCACCTCCAGACCTCGCGGCGGTAGGCCGGGGATTCAGCGTCCCCCGAGTTGCCGAACAAGTCGTCGAGAAGGACGAAGTCGGCCGGCTTGCCAGCGATGCCGGAGCCGACGCCCGCCGCGCGGAGAAAGCCACGCCGCCCTTTGAACGCCCACAGGTTAAGGGACCGCTGCCGCGGGTCGATCTCCATCCCCAGCTTCTCTTCGCAAATACGTTGGATCGGAAGGGACAGGTCCCGCTCGGCACGCTCCTGGTTGTAGCTCAACACCCACCCACGCTCGTCGGGGTTCCGCCAGAACCGGTAGCAGCCGTAGCGGATGGTCGCCATCTCGGTCTTACCGTGCTGCGGGGGTTCGCAGATGATGAGCCGGAACCGCTTGCCCTCCTTCTTGCCGGCCTCCGCCTTGTAGATTTCCTGCCGCGTGAAAACGAGGTGGTTCCAATCCCAATCCCACTCCGGTGTCACCCATTTGCAGAACGCTCCGAACGGGTCGCGCCGCTGGTAGTCCAGCCAGAGCCGCTCGGCCAAGGCGAGGCGGACCTGCTCCCGGGTGGCGGGGCTCGTGACCAGGCTGGACCGTCCGGACATCACGCCTCCAGCTTGGCGATGGCGGGATGGGCGGATTCGCCATTGTCCTCGCCTTGAATTAGATGCCGTCCCATCGCCATGAGTTGGTCGATGGGCATCGCCGCAAACGGGTTGAACGGCTTGTCTCCCTCGGGCGTGGTCGGTGCGATCTTCACCGCAGCATAGGCCCCGAGGATCTTCAGCCGCTTGTCCACGCAATCCATCACGATGCCGAGGTATCGCGGGTCGCCGCACTGGCCTTCGGTGACAATCGACTTCTTCACCTTCCCGCCGTTGTCCTCGGCCACCTTGCGGACCGCATCCTGCCGGCTCCGCTCGTACTCGGTCCAGGCCGTCGATTCGACCAGGTCCAGCTTGTCCAGCTCGCGGTTGAGGCGGACGCCGTATTCCTCGGATGCCCGCGACTTCCACTCCTCGCGGATGGCCTTCAGGTGCCGGCAGACGTTGCCAACGTTGAGGGCGACTTCCGGGTCGTCGGCGATCTCTTGCTGCGTGCGGCCCCGGAGGTACAGGACGGCGATCCGCTCCCGCTTCTTTTCCTGAATCGCCTCCGCCTGCGCCTTGCTGCATGCCTTCGGTGTGGCACCGCTTTTGCGCGCCATATCTTTGCGCCTCCGTCCGTAGTAACTATTCGCGATCACGCCGCGGAACTGAAGAGATGCCGTCCTTCGTCCGGCGATTCCGGATCAAGGATCAACCGCAGCCGACGCAGGGCCTCGTTTCGCATCTGATGGACCCGGTTGAACGTGCAGCCCATTTTCTTCGCGACCTCGCCCAGCGTTTCGTGCTCGAAGAAGAGAAGCCGGATCACTTCTCGGTCAAGCGATGAGAGCATTCCGATCGCACGGTGGACTGATTCGCGGTCCTCCCTCTTCTCGGCCTGCTCCGCCGGCGAAGGCTCGCGGTCGACGACGTTGTGCGGGTCGCAAGAGAATGCCCGCGGGTCGTCCTGGTCCGGCTGCGGCGGGAGCCTGCGTTTCTTCTCGATTCTGAACCATGCCCGCCAGGATCGACGGACGACGAACCGGGCGAAGGTGCGGACGTTGGATTTGGTTGCGTCGTGGTCGCGGGAGGCGAGTAAGATCGATTCGTCGGCGTGGGAGATCACCTCGTCGAGGCGGCCCATGATGCCCTGCTCGGATGCGAAGCGGGTCGCCTCGATCCTCGCGACCTCGCGCATCGCTTCGAACTTCCGCCGCTGATTGGACGTGAGCGGTCGATCCTGCTTCCTATCCTTCGGCATGCCTTTCGGCATAGCATCGTCCCCCGTGACGGCGTAGAATGCCCGTACGGGGATGCGGTCAGCGTTTCCGATCCGGCCGGCGGGTGTTCGTTGCACCCCCGGCCTTGTTCATTTCCGGGCCTTCAATCCTCTTCCGGCTCTTGCATCCTCCACCACTTCGCCGACGGCAGGAGCCCCAGCGGTTGATCGTGGACGACGCCCCAAAGAGCGAACTCGCCCCACAGGTCGCCGGATGACAGCGCGTACACCCGGACCGCGCGGAGGATGGTCTCGCCGTGCGAACCGCTGGCGAACTTGGCCCAATACCATCCGGGTTGGTCGGGCATTTTGACTGGCTCGTTCATCCCATCACCTCCGGCATTCCGTTGCAGTTTTCAAATTCCAATCGCGGCCTGGTATCGACCAAACCGCGCCGCATGTGCGAGTACCTGCTGATCCCTGTTCCGTCGATGGAATCGGCCCCAAGCCCGTGGAAATACTCGAACCTGTCGGGCGTGTTTACCCGGCCGACATGGACCCATTTCCCAATCGCCTGTGCCGCCTTGATAACGGCCGCTGCGTGCGGGCCACACTTCCATCCGGTCGATCCGCCGATGAACACGGCGTTTATCAGCTTCCAAGGAATCGGCAAATCCTCCTGGCCATCCTGTGCCACGAGCGCAATGGGCCAGCCGGACAATTGCGGGTACCAATGATCGAAGCACTCCAATGTCCTGCGCGCCGAGCCGACAACATCCGGGGCCGCCACAAAAAGGCAGTCGTCCCGGTTGCCTTTCCTTCGATCAAGCAGGTTGCGAAAGCCGGTGGCGTTGAACCCGGCGAAGGCCCCGTTGTCGATGGCAAAAGGACCGCCCCTGTATTCCCTCCTCGTGAGGGGCGTCAGTAGTTGGCCGATTTGCACGGACTGCCCAAGCTCCTCCGGCGCTGTCTCCCACTGCTTCGCGTTCGTGTCCAACAGGACGATCACAATTTCACCTCGTATTCAATCTCACCGTGCGTCATGGTCGATCCGAATCCTGTCACGACTGGTTTCCAGCACTTGCCGGAAACATGCTTGGAAAGCTTGCGAGTATACTCCTCGACGGTCGCCGGACTGGAAGCCATGCCTTGTATGAACTTCTCGACTTCCAGGACATCGGGGATTTTGCCTTGTCGGATGCGAATAACGAATCGCATCCGTATGTCCTCGCCGTCGATCCGGCATCTCCCAACATGTTCCAATGTTGTGTATTTCCACCTCACACCATCACCTCCGGCATCCCGTTGTATTCCACGCCGTCCAGCAGGCGGCCGGCGGATTTCTTGCCCTTGTCCAAAAATCCTTGGCCGGTCTGCGTGTCATAGTTTCCGAATGGCAATTCCTGCACGCCATCAACCGTCTGTATGGGCTGCCATCGACCCCACTGCTTGAAGAAGAACGGCACCCCCGCCGCGGAACACTGGTCCCGCAGACTGCGAACCCAATCCGGATGGCATGGCCGCGCGCCGGGGCCGGATTCGCCGCCGGCGATCACCCAATCGATCCGAGGCCCGGCGTCTGGTGCGGCTCCAGGACGGAGGGCACCGAGCATACCCACAGGTACCTCTCCAAGGTCCACCGCCCCCAGCAACGGCTCGCACGACAAGAACCGCACCGCCGCCGGCACCCGGAGCAGGTGCGGGATACGATCGTCGGCGGCCTGCTGGTTTTCGACGCTGGTTCCGATCCATAGGTTGGGACGCGTCATGACTTCCATCGCCGTATATGCGCCAAGAACTTTAGTGACCGGCAAAGGGGGTAACATCCGTAAGACGTTCTCCGGTCGCTTCGTCAGCAGCAGCCAGTCGAGGTTCTGCGTAGCGTCGATCATGGCGAACAGCCGGTGGCGCACGTCGGCCATCGTGATTGGTACGCACTCTTCCGGCTTGTAATGCTGCGTCTCATTTGAAGCATCGAACCAACGGTAAGAATCCATTGACATATGCCACTTGTGCAGAGCAAGGCCATCGGCGTTATTCATCGGCCCCTGCCAATCCTCGAACACGTCCGCCAGTGACGCGCAGAAGACCCGCTTCCGCACGCCTTCCGCCTTCGCCTCCCGGTCCCACTTCAGCGGGTTCTTCCA